TGTTGACCAGATATTACCGTCAAAAAAAGAGCCAAAGCCAACAAGTCCAAGTATTGAGAATGCAAAGGCTCTGCAAGGCGAGATAATAACGGCATTTCAACAACAAGACCATGATGCACATATATTAGCGCACGTTTTGTTTATGAAGACTCCTATTGTACAGACCACACCAAACATTTATGCGATATTTTTAGGTCATTTACAGGATCATATATCCATGAAAGCTAGATTGTTTGTTATGCAACAGGTACAAGCACAACAACAACAAGCCCAGCAGTTGGCTTTGGCTGCACAGACAGGAGCGATTGATCCTCTAGTGGCACAACAACAAATGCAAGCCGCTGCGAATATGTCTGAAGATATGGTTGAGGCAGAGGTAGCAAAGTTAGAAGCTCAGTTTACACAAGAATTAACACAGATGTTGGCACCACCAACAGGACAGCAAGACCCGCTAGTTAGGATTAGAGAACAAGAACTTGCAATTAGGGCTGCAGAGTCCCAGCGTAGAGCGAAACAGGATCAAGAAGAACTTAACTTGGAGCGTCAAAAATTAAAACAAAGAGCTACAACGGATGCCGCTAGAATTGAATTACAAGAAGACATTGCCGATGAAAGAGCTGCTGTAAACCGTGAGAGGATACAGGCTACAAGAGATAAGTCATGATACAGAAGAGATTAGAGAAAGACTCTGAGTATAATAAATATGACCTAGATGGGGACGGCATTGTGGATGACGATGAATTGTTGGCAGCTGAAAAGTTGCATGAAATAGAAGCAGCTGAAAAACAAGAAGCAGCCGAACTTCGTAAGATGACAGCGCAAAGGCGTATGGCTACCGCTGTGCTGTGCTTTATGGCTCTATATACACTGTTGATGTTCACGCCTTTTGTGTCAGATGAAAGAGTAAGGCTTCTCACAGATCTCTCTAGCTTATTGTACTTAACAGGCGGGGGTATAGTGGGAGCCTACATGGCTGTATCTGTATGGCCGAAAAAAGCGTAAGAAGATATGGAAAGCGTAAATTTAAAAAGCATGACATTCGTTGGGCAAAGGAACACAAGATATATCAATCCACAGAATGTGGACTATGTGGAGATAAAACGTCAGGCTTTTCTAAAGACAAAGGCGAATCATGGTATTGTTCAAGTTGTATAACAAAGGTATAAACAAATGGTACTACAAACATTAATAGGACCCGTAACAGGCATACTAGACAAATTTATTGAAGACAAGGATCAGAAGAATGCTTTGGCGCACGAAATTGCCACAATGGCAGAAAGACATGCTCAAGAGACAAAAATGGCTCAAATCGAAGTCAACAAAGCAGAAGCGCAACACAAATCCATCTTTGTTTCTGGATGGCGGCCCTTCATCGGCTGGACCTGTGGTACAGCGTTGGCATACCACTTTGTCCTTGCTCCGATTATTTTGTTCGCAACAGCGTATGCTGGTATCGAGGTTCCTGAGTTACCTAGTTTCGACATGGAGACGTTGACCACGATTTTGCTTGGAATGCTGGGACTTGGTTCATTACGCAGCTTTGAGAAATACAAAGGTTTAACAAAATAGGGGATTAAAATGCCAGAACTATCACCAAAACAAAAGAAAATTGCTGTTGTAGCAGAGCCTAGAGACAAGATTACTGGAGAAGACTTTAAAGGTTTGCGTAAAGCTGACGGTGGAATGATTGAGAAGTTCACAGGAGGTGGCGAAGTTAAAGGATGTGGAGCTTCCGTAACAGGGAAAACTTTTAGTGGTTTGTTTTAATGGCTGACAGGATAAGAACAGACCGTGAAATTAGAAGTATTGCCGCTGACAATATAACTAATTTAACAAATGCGGAGTATGATAGATATCTAGAGCTTCCAGAAGTTAAGAAGAAGAACTCTAGAGGATTTGGTGCGTCCTTGACAAAGAATAGGTTTAGGGGCACAACTTAATGGATGTTGCAGACTTTGCAAAACATGTTTATAACATATTACTAAGGCGAGAAGAACAAATCGCTGAGATTTTGACATCTGGAGGCGTTCAAAACTTTGAACAATACCAGCGGTTGGTGGGAGAAGTACAGGGTCTTGTCTACGCCAAGGAAGAAGTTAAAGCCCTGCTGGAGAAAAATATAGAAGATGCCGAAGACATTATTCGTTCCTGATCATGTGGCAAAAACAAGATCACAACAGTCTTCATCTGATAGTCCTTCCGTAGGCGAAGCCTACGTAAAGGCAGATGAAAAAGTTTTAGACCCCAGCCTTCTTGATAAATCATTAACAGAAAGATTGCCTCAACCAACTGGTTGGCGTGTTTTAGTTATGCCTTATCAAGGTAAAGCCAAAACAGAAGGTGGTATAATAATCCCCGACCAAGCTCGTGAGCGAGAGGCATTAGCTACTGTTGTAGCTTATGTTTTGAAAACAGGGCCGTTAGCTTATAAGGATCCAAACAAGTTTAGTGAGGATGCGGAGCCTTGGTGTAAAGAGGGGCAGTGGGTTTGTATTGGTAGATACGCTGGTTCTAGATTTAAAATAGATGGCGGTGAAGTGCGTATTATCAATGATGATGAAGTGATTGCGACAATACTTGAGCCAGAGGACATAAAGCATGTATGAAGAAGTTGAAGAAAAAGAAGTAACCGTTACTCTTGAGGATGGAAAAGAACCTGAAGCAGAAAAAGAACCTGAACAAGAACAGGTTGAGGTACAGACCTCCGAGTTGTCCTATTCAAACACTGTGAAAGAAGATGAATTAGATGATTACGGAAAGAGCGTACAAAAAAGAATTAAAAAGCTAACAGAGAAAGTTAGATATGCAGAGCGTGACAAGGAAGAAGCCGTCAGAGTTGCTGAAGTAATCAAGAAAGAAAATGATACACTTCAAGAACAGGTAACTAACCTTAACTCTGGTTTTATTGATGAGTATGGCGCACGTTTAGAGTCACAGGAAGCAACGGCAAAACAGGCTTTACGTGAGGCTTTGGACGCAAATGACGCTGATAAGATATTCGATGCTCAACAGGCAATATCAAAAATTACTATTGAACAAGAACGCCACCGCATGGCTGATGAACAGCGTAAACAAAATGTTTCACGGGAAACACCAGCCGTTGAAACACCAGCCCCCGCCCAGTCTACACGACCTGACCCGAAGGCAGAGAAGTGGGCAGAGAGAAACGAATGGTTTGGTGACAATAAAATTATGACGCAAGCAGCCTTCGTTATCGATCAAGATTTAAAGAATGAAGGACTTAGCCCAGATACAGATGATTATTATGATGAGCTTGACAAAAGAATCGTTGCAGAGTTTCCTCATAGATTTAACAAACAGGTTAACGAGGGGGGTTCAAGAGTCGCTTCTGCTTCAACTTCCGCATCTCGCAGTTCAAAACAGGGGCGCAGGACTGTTAAGTTATCACCATCGCAAGTTGCAATGGCAAAAAAACTTAATGTTCCCTTGGCTGAATATGCAAAGTATGTTAAGGATTAAATATGAGTGATATAAAACAAACAAGATCATCACAAACACGTGAGAAAACCTCACGCAGAAAGCCGTGGGCACCGCCAAGCCGATTAGACGCTCCTGATGCGCCTGACGGATACAAGCATCGTTGGATAAGAACCGCTATTCGTGGGGAAGACGATAAAATAAACGTTCATTCCAAACTTAGAGAAGGATACGAACCAGTTAGGTCTGATGAGTATTCTGGACAAAACGATTTTGCTAGTATCGAAGATGGACAACATGCGGGTGTAATTGGAAACGGTGGCTTAATGTTAGCCCGTATACCTGAAGAAACAGCGCAGGAAAGAACCGAATACTACCGAGGACGGACTCGCGAACAAATATCTGCTGTTGATCAGGACCTTATGAGGGAGGAACATCCCTCAATGCCTATTTCTAGGGATAGGCAAAGTCGTGTATCTTTCGGAAAAGGTAGGAATACTGATTCCGAGTAACTTTTAGGAGTCAAAAATGGCAAACGTAAATGTTTCGTTTGGCCTTAAACCCATTAATGGGTTCGGTAGCACACCTGCTACTCAAGGTACAAACCAATACTTTATTGCCAGTAATGCCTCTGCGATTTTTCAAGGTTCTCCTGTGAAAGCAGAATTAACAGGCGGTACCATTCAAGTAGCTGGATCAGCTAGTGGAGATGGTAATCAGTTTGTAGGTGTTTTCGCGGGATGTGAATACGTAGACGCATCAACTGGTAAGTTAAAATTTAGTAATTCATGGCCCGGAAGCGGTTCAGCTAATACTAATTTTGATATCAAGGGCTTTGTGTACGATGATCCAATGCAGCGATTTATTATTGCAAGTAATGGAACAAACACGAACAGAGCAACAGCAAAAGCAGATATATTTAAAACAGCTGAGTTAGTAAATGCTACTAGTGGTAACACAACCACTGGTATATCCACTGCTCAAATAGGTATATCTACCGCAGAGGATTCAGATACATCTAATCCTGTAATGATTTTGGGGATTTATGAAGATCCTACTAATGCTGATCATACTGCTGCTGGTGTTTCGTACATAGTCAAAATCAACAACCATGCACTGCTGTCTTCTGCCGCAGCCGCAACAGCATCGTAAGGGAGATTAGATTATGGCTATTTCTCGCGCACAACTCTCTAAAGAGTTGGAACCTGGTCTAAATGCTCTCTTTGGCATGGAGTATGATAGATATGAAAACCAACATGCTGAGATATATACCACTGAATCTTCAGACAGAGCGTTTGAAGAAGAGGTGATGCTTTCAGGATTTGGTGCTGCACCCACAAAACAAGAGGGTACAGGAATAACATTTGATGATGCTAACGAGTCATTTACTGCTCGTTATAATCACGAAACAATAGCATTGGCTTTCTCGATTACCGAAGAAGCTATCGAAGATAACTTGTACGACAGATTATCTTCACGCTATACCAGAGCATTAGCTCGCTCAATGGCACACACCAAACAAGTAAAAGCAACAGCAGTTTTAAACAATGCGTTTACAGCTGGTGCAAGTGCTGGTGGTGATGGCGTTGCTTTATGTGCGACAGACCACCCTTTAACAACAGGTGGAACTTTTGCCAATGAGCCTTCAGTTGCAGCCGACTTGAATGAGACATCTCTTGAAGATGCCTTAATCAGTATTGCTGGATTTGTTGACGAGCGTGGTTTAACTGTAGCTTTAAGAGGTATGAAGTTAATTGTACCACGTCAGTTACAGTTTATCTCAGAGCGTTTGATGGTATCAAACCTTCGCGTAGGAACTGCTGACAATGATGTTAATGCACTAAGGTCTATGGGAATGTTACCAAACGGTTATACCGTTAATGACTTCTTAACAGACCCCGATGCATTCTTCATCATGACAGACACACCCAGAGGTTTCTTACACTTTGAGCGTGTTCCTCTGTCAACTCAGATGGAAGCAGACTTTGATACTGGAAATATGAGGTTTAAGGCTCGTGAGCGTTATAGCTTCGGATTTTCAGATCCAAGATGCGTGTTTGGTTCTCCAGGCGCATAAAAAACATCTCTCCTGTGGATGAGCGGCAAGGTCTAGGTATTAACTAACCTTGCCGTTTTTTATTTTTTAAGGTATGCTATAAACAGTGTGAAGAGATGCCTCTCTTCACACGATAACCCTTGACAGCATTATGCTGACACTAGCCACGACAAGGAGATTAACATGGCTCGCACTACTTTCTCAGGTCCAGTTGTATCTAACAACGGGATGACAAACTCAGGTTCTGGCTCCGTTGTTGCCATTGCCGCAGAAAACACAACCCTTACATTTGCCGCTCACGCTGGTCGCATTTCTGAAATAAACGATGCGGACGGTGTGATTACATTACCTACCATTACAACAGGTACAATAGGTGCA